GATCTCTGGAACGCTTGCGATCGACATGCCGCATACCAGGCGGGTCGGGCCGCGGGTGATGTCGTTCGGCATCACGCGGGTCGGCGCACGCCGGATGTCGTTCGGAACGACCAGGGTCGGGCCGCGGAGGATGCAGTTCGGCGTTCGCCGGATCGGGCCGCGCACTATCAAAGGGGACTGAAATGCAGGACAAACTCATCGCAGGCGACGCGCTCGACTTCGACATCGCGGTCGTAGACACGGATGGCACGCAGTACACGCCGGCAGACGGATGGTCGATGGTCCTGCGCCTGGTGCCGCGCTCGAGCGGGACACCGATCAGCGTCTCGGCGTCTGCAACCGACGACAACCTCGAGTTCGCGGTCGAGGTCGCATCGGCGACGACCGCGACATGGGCGGCCGGGGATTACTCGGCGTTTGCGCTGGTGACGCTCTCTGGCGAGCGCAAAACCGTCCACATCGGCAATGTCGAGATCCTGTCGAATCCCGGCACGGCGTCATCCTACGACGTGCGCTCGGACGCGCGGAAAACGCTCGACGCACTGAAAACCGCGCTGCAGACCTACGCGACCAACAGCCAAGGCCATGTTGCCGAGTACGAGATCGCCGGCAGGCGGATGAAGTTCCGATCGTCGGCCGAGATCATCGAACAGATCAGGTACTGGGAGCGCGTCGTCGCAGACGAAACCGTGGCCGAGCGGCTGGCCGCCGGCCTGTCCTCCGGCCGCAAGATCTACACGAGGTTCACGACATGAGCATCCGACAGAGCATTCGCAAGTGGTTCGGTCGCGAGCCGGCCCGGTCGGTCGCGCCGCGCCTGCGGGCCTTCGACGGCGCCCGTCAGGACGAGATCACGTTCGGGTTCACCAGCACGAACGCGGCTATCGACGTCGAGATCGCAGGCGCCCTGGAGAGGCTCAGGGGCCGATCGCGGACGCTCGCCCAGAACAACGACTACGCAAAGAAGTTCCTGAGCCAGGTCGAATGCAACGTGGTTGGGCCGACTGGGTTCATGCTGCAGGTCAGGGCCGAGGAGGGGGGCCGACCCGATGCGCTGGCGAACACGCTGATCGAGCACTCGTTTACCGACTGGGGGCGCCGCGGGGTCTGCGAGGTGTCTGGTCAACTGTCGTTCGTAGAGGTGCAGCAGGTCGTCGCGACGACCAGGGCGCGTGACGGCGAGGCGCTGGTGCGCACGGTTCGAGGTTCCGAGGCCGGTAACCGCTTCGGGTTCGCGCTGCAGCTGCTCGACGTCGACCGCCTGCCGATCGGCTATAACGTCGACCTTGGCAACGGCAGTCGTATCGTCATGGGCGTCGAGATCAACCGCTATGGACGGCCGGTCGCTTACCATCTGCACCGCAATCACCCGGGCGCCGTGCCGTCGTCCTACGCGTATGCGAGCATGGAACGGGTCCCGGCGACCGACATCCTGCATCTGTTCCGGGCGATGCGGCCAGAACAACGCCGCGGCGTGCCGGCCATGCACACGGCGATGTTGAGGATGGAGATGCTGGGCAAGTTCGACCTTGCGGCCGCCGCTGCGGCGAGGAAGGGTGCCGAGACGCTCGGGTTTTTCGTCAGCCCGAACGGAGAAGTACTCCCTGGCGACGCCACCGCGGCCGACGGCAACCAGGTGCAGACTTCGGCGCCTGGGACCTATGACACGCTGCCGGCCGGATACGACTACCGGCCGCACGACACGAAGTACCCGTCCGACGTCTACGGCGCGTTCGTCAAGGCGTCCCTGCGCGGGATTGCCGCCGGGCTGGGGGTGTCGTATAACAGCCTGGCGAACGACCTGGAGGGCGTCAATTACTCGTCGATCCGGGCGGGCGTGCTCGAGGAGCGCGACATGTGGATGGCCGAGCAGGGCTGGCTCATCGAAGCGTTCCTGCGGCCGGTGTACGAGGGCTGGCTGCGCTCGGCGCTCCTGGCTCAGGCGGTGGCCTATCCGGGCGGCTCTGCGCTTCCCGCGACCAAGCTGGACAAGTTCCTCGCGCATCACTGGCAGGGCCGCCGCTGGGCGTGGGTGGATCCGCAAAAGGACATCGAGGCGAACATCGCCGCGATCAACGCCAAGCTCAAGAGCCGGCGCGAGGTCATCGCCGAGCAGGGGCGGGACATCGAGGACGTCTGGACTCAGCTACAGGCAGAGCAGGACATGGCGGGCGGCTACGGGCTGGACCTGGCCGCAGCGCCAAAAACCGCATCCGACCAGACTCCCGAGCCTGTGACAAGTTCCGGCTAAAAATGTCCGCCGCGCTTGCGCACTATGCGAGGCATGGAAAAGCGCAAGCAAGTCGGCAAGCTATCGCGTGCGGTCCAGATCGAGCGCGACGGCTCGGGTGACGCGGAGGTTTTTCGCGCGTCGATTTCCAGCGAGGAACCTTATGGCCGGTGGTTCGGGACCGAGATCCTGGATCACTCGCCGGGTTCCGTCGATCTGAGCCGAGCCGGCGACGGACTGCCGCTGCTCTGGGGTCACGACGGCCAGACGCGCGGCACGGTGATCGGTCGGGTCGAGAACATCCGCATCGACGACAAGCGGCTGCGTGGCGACCTGAGGTTCTTCTCGACCGAGGCCGCGCAGGAAGTACGCACGATCGTCTCGGAGGGTCACCGCGAGATGTCGGTTGGCTACTCGGTCGAGCGCATGAAGCTCATCGAGTCCGGCAAGGACGGCAAGCTCGACACGTACCGGGTCACGAAGTGGACGCCGATGGAGGCGTCGATCGTCGGCGTGCCGGCCGATCACACGGTCGGCATCGGTCGTGACGCGAAGGAAGCGGCCGACGCTGTCGTCGAGCTGCCTGACCCGGAACCCATTCTCGAACCGCAGGAAAAGGCCGTGGCGGCCGAGCCTGCCCAGATGTCTCAAGGAGAGATTCGCATGGAACAGCAACAAGCACCGGCCGCCGACACCAGCGTCGCCGATATCATCAAACTCGGCGAGAAGTACGCGCAACTGGGCGGCGACAAGGTTGCGCAAGAGTACCTGCGCTCTGGCCGCCAGGACCTGGCCGAGTTCCAGACGATGCTGCTCGAGCGCATCGGCACCAAAGGCTCGGAGACGGCCAGCGACATCGGCATGAGCCGCGCCGAGCGCAATCGCTTCTCGGTCGTGCGCCTGGTCCGGGCGCTGGCGAATCCGTCGGACCGGGCCGCTCGCGAGGCGGCGGCCTTCGAGTTCGAGGCGAGCGAAGCGGCACTGAAGGCGCAGGGTCGCGGGTTGCGCGGCAATGCGCAGGCGACGATTCCGCTCGACGTCCTGTACCACGCGCAGCGCGACCTGATCGTCGCGACGAGCACGATGGGCGGCTACACGGTCGGCACCGACATGATGGGCGGCTCGTTCATCGATGTCCTCAGGAACAACACCTACGTCGTCGCCGCTGGTGCGACGGTGCTCTCGGGCCTGAACGGCGCGATCGCGGTCCCGAGCAAGACCACGCCGACGACGTCCTACTGGGTGGCGGAGGGCACAGCGCCGTCGGAAGGCGCGATCGTGTTCGGCCAGGTCACGATGGCGCCGAAAACGGTCGGCGCCTGGGTCGACTTCAGCCGCAAGCTGATGCTGCAGTCGTCGATCGACGTCGAGGCGATGGTGCGGAACGACCTGTACGCCTCGCTGGGCCTGGAGATCGACCGCTCGGCCCTGAACGGCGCCGGCACCGGCTCGGAGCCGTCAGGCATCCTCGCGTCGACCTCGGTCGGCACCTCGGCCATCGGTGCGCAGGGCGGCGCGCCGACCTGGGCGTCGATCGTCGAGCTGGAGACGCTGGTCGCCGTCGGCAACGCCGATCGCGGTCGAACCGCGTATTTCTTCAACAGCAAGACGCGCGGCAAGCTCAAGACGGTCGTCAAGTCGACCTCGGCGGTCGCCGGGTTCATCTGGGAGCCGGATAACACGGTCAACGGCTACAAGACCTACGTCACGAACCAGTTGCCGTCCAACTTGACGAAGGGCACGACGACCGGCCAGTCCGCGGCGATCTTCGGCAACTGGTCGGATCTGATGATCGGCCAGTGGGGCGGCCTCGACCTGCTCGTGGATCCGTTCACCGCGTCGAACACCGGCACGGTGCGGGTCGTCGCGCTGCAGGACGTCGACATCGCGATCCGCCGCACGGCGAGCTTCGCGGTGGCGAAAGACTACACGGCCTGACGGGTCGGCGTGGCTCTCCGGTGGCTAGGCTCGATCGGCCGAAAAGCGGTGCTCCCTGCCGTCTGCCACCGGGACCTTCTCAGGGTGTCGTGCAGGGAGCCGACTGATGGTCTGGAGAGCAGAGAACCCCGAGGGTAACGAAGCGGCGAAGGTGCGTTGGGACGTCGTGCCGTATGCCTGCGGTCGCGGCATCGACATCGGGTGCGGCGAGGCGAAGGTGTTCCAGTCCTTCCTCGGCGTCGACAACTGCAAGGACAACGTGCTGTTCGGCGCGCAGATTCGGCCTGATCTGGGCGCCGACGCGACCGACCTGAGCGTGTTCGCCAGCAAGTCTTTCGACTGCGCTTTCTCCAGCCACACGCTCGAGCACATCGAGGACTACCACGCGGCTTTGACCGAGTGGTGGCGGATCGTCAAGGTCGGTGGCTACTTGGTGCTGTACCTGCCGCACCGGGATCATTACCCGCGGATCGGTCAGCCGGGCTCGAACCACGACCACAAACACGACTTCGCGCCCGAGCAGATCATCGAGGCGATGCGCGACATCGGTCACTGGGATCTGGTGGTCAACGAGACGCGCACCGACGGCCTCGAATACTCGTTCCTGCAGGTCTACAGGAAGCGCGTCGACGGCCTGTGGCACGAACGCTGGAAAGATCCGAAGCCCGAAAAAACGCTGGCGCTCGTGCGTCTGGGCGCCTTCGGCGACGCGCTATGGCTGTCCTCGGCGCTGCCGCACCTCAAGGCGCAGGGCTACCACATCACGGTCTACACGCAGGACCAGGGCGAGATCGTGCTGCGTCATGACCCGAATGTGGACCGGATCATCAAGCTGCCGGACTACCTGTTCGTCGGTCTGAACATCGTGCAGTACTGGCTGCACGAGGAGGAAAAATACGCCCGATTCATCAACCTGGTCGGGTCGGTCGAGACGCGCTTGCTGCCGACGCCGAAGGACTTCGAGTTCTACTGGAGCGACGAGATCCGCCGCGCGGTGATGAACGAGAACTACCTGGCGTCGGTCCACAAGTGGTGCGGAATCGACGAGGCGCCGCGGGTGCGGTTCTGGCCGACGGTTGAGGAGCGCGCTCAGGCCGAGCAGCGTCGTGCCGAGATGTCCGGTCCGGTTGTCGTGCTGAACCCGGCCGGGTCGGGCCAGTTCAAGTGGTGGCCGCACTGGTCGGTGGCCGCCGAGATGATCGCGGCGCGCGGCGCGCATGTCGTGGTGCTGGGCGACGCGCCATTTCCGCCGGCTGGAGAACCCGGCGAGCGGGTCCACGTCATCGGCAGGCAGTGGTCGATCCGCGAGGCGTTCGCGTTCGCGCAGCTCGCCGACGTCGTGATCGGGACCGAGTCGGCGATCGTCAACGCGGTCTCGTTCGAACCGATGCTCAAGATCGTCCTGCTCTCGCATAGCACGCAGGAGAACCTCACGCGCGACTGGACCGAGACCGTGTCGATCGCGGTCGAAGGGCTGGACTGCTATCCCTGCCATCGCATCCACACTGAGATGTTCGCCTGCACGCTGGACCGCGACACGAAGGCGTCTGCGTGCCAGGCGTCGATCCGGCCGCAGCAGGTCGACGAGATCGTCGGCGAGTACCTGGAGTGGCTGGCGGGCCAAGCGAGGGCGGCGGCATGAGCTTCACCGAAACCCTAGACGCCTTCTTCGGGGATCTGAGCGTATCGGCGACGATCGTCACAGGCACCTCTACCTCCTCTGGATCCGTCTACTTCGACAATCCGTCGACGATCGGGCTGGCCGGTGCCGTCGTCATGGATGCGCCGTCGCTGGTGGCGCAGGAATCCGCGGGACTGGCGCGCGGCTCGACCGTGACCATCAGCGGCACGGCTTACACGGTGCGAGTCGTCGAGAAGTTGGACGACGGCGAGCTGGTGCGCGCGACGCTGGAGGCGCCATGACCAGCAAGGCCGAGCAGATCGCGGCGGCCGTGGCGACCAAGCTCACCACGCCGACCATGACGGCTGTCCCTGCGGCACGCGTGTACCGCGACCTGACGGATGCGCTTGCCGAGGCACTGTGGCCGGCGATCGTGGTCGAGACGGGCGACGAGCAGGAGCCGGTGCGCGTGACGATCGGCCACAAGATGCGCCGCGTCGACGTGCTGATGACCGTGCTCGCCGAGGGCGCGTACTCGAACGCCGATGCTGCGCTGGTGGAAGCGCACAACCGGCTGTCGGCCGACCCGACGCTTGGGGGATTGGCGTTCGAGTTCGACGAGTTGGAGACGAATCGCACGCGCGAGGGTGCCGCGCAGAACGTCGTCTCGGTGGTGAAGGGATATCGGTTCAGTTTCCGCACCACCGAGGCAAGCCTGGAATCGTAGGAGAAAGAGATGGCATTCGCGCGAAAGTTCAGAAACGTGGTCGTCCTGGCGAAAGTCGAGACGACGAAGGGCACCGATTCGTCGCCGGCCGCGGCCTCGAACGCCATGCTGCCGGTCGGCGAGGTGAGCCTGACGCCGATCGACGCCGAACGGGTCCCGCGGTCGGTGATCCGCGGCTATTTCGGTGCGCCAGACGCGCTGCTCGGCTCGACCTGGATGCGGCTCGCATTCTCGGTCGAGGCGGCGAGTTCCGGCACCGCTGGAACCGCGCCGGCCTGGGGCGCGCTGCTGCAGGGCTGCGGATTCACCGAGACGGTGTCGACGGCCTCGCGGGTCGAGTACGCGCCGGCCTCGACCAGCCTGAAGGGCGTCTCGATCTATATGTACGCCGACGGGCTGGAGTACAAGTTCATCGGCAGCGTGGGCAACCTCAACGGCGCGGCGAATGTCGGCGGGATCCCGCTGCTGAACTTCGAGTTCATGGCGCCGTATGTCGCGCCCGGCACCTCGACCAATCCGACGCCGACGCTGACATCGTGGAAGACGCCGTACCTGGTATCGGACGCGAACACGGCCGACCTGGTCGTCGGTGGCACGTACACGACCGGGGTGATCTCGGGCGGCACGACCTATGTCTCGGGTGGCCTGGAGTTCGACATGGGCAACCAGATCAGCCGGCTCGAGCTGATCGGCGCGAAGGAATCGGTCATCACGGATCGCAACGTCACCGGCACGATCAAAACGCTTGATCTGACCGCAGCGCAGGAGATCACGGTGCAGGGCCTGGTGACCGGAAACACCGCGACGGCGCTGGGCCTCACGCACGGCACCGCCAGCGGCTCGAAGGTGATGTTCTGGGTGCCGTCGGCCCGGCTGCTCGGGGTGACGCCGGTCAACCTGGAGGGCGTGTGGACGTCGGACGTGCCGTTCGAGGCGCCGCCGGCCTCGGGTAACGACGACATCAAGATCGTGGCGCTATGACGTTTCGTCTGCAACCAGATCCGACCTTCTGGACGACGGTTGATATTCCTGTGCCGGGCGGCGCGGCGATGCCGCTCGAGGTCGAGTTCCGGCACAAGCGGCGCGACGACGCGATGAAGTTCGCCGATTCGCTGTCGAGCCGCCCGCCGCTGGAGTCGCTGCAGGACGTCGTCGCTGGCTGGCGCGGTGCGGACGTCGAGTTCTCGGCTGCCGCGCTTGCCGAACTGGACGCGAACTACATCGGGGCCGCTGAACGGATCATTGTCGTCTACCTGGATGAGTTGCGGGGCGCCCGGCGAAAAAACTGATCGGGATCGCCCGGCGCCTGGTCGGTGGCGGCCGGAACACCGAGGCGATCCGAGCCAACGCAGCGGCGGCAGGACTGCGAATCGAACTGCCGCCCGAGCCGGACACCGAGGTCTGGCCGGAGAACTGGACGGTGATGGAGGTCGCAGTGCGGATGGTGTCGCAGTTGAACGTCGGGATGAATGGGCTGATCGGTATGCGCTACGAGGCGCTGCCGGTGGTGCTCGACGTCCTGCAAGTTCCTGCCGCTGACCGGCTCGACGTGTTCGACGGGTTTCGCGTGATCGAGGGCGAGATCGTGCGCCTGGTCAACGAGCAGCGGTGATGGCGACGCCGGACGCAAAGTTCGTCATCAGCGCGCAGGATCGCGCGTCTGCGACGCTCAAGAAGGTCGGCGCGGAGTTCGGCGCGTTGTCGTCCTCGGCACGGCTCGCGACGACGTTGCTGACGTCGTTCGGCGGCGCGCTGTCGCTCGGCGCCGCCGCGGCCGCGCTTCGCAGCGTCGCGAACCTGCAGGACCAGATGGGCAAGATGGCCCAGCAAACAGGCATCGGTGTTGAGGCGCTGTCTGCGCTGGACTATGCGGCGAAGCTCTCGGACGTCTCCACCGAGGAGCTTGGCGCCGGCATCTCGCGCCTGACCGCGAAGATGGGCGATGTCGCTCAGGGGTCGAAGCAATCGGTCGCGATCTTCAAGGCGCTCGGCGTTTCCGTGCTCGGAGCCGGGGGCCAGATGCGCCCGACCGAGGAGGTTCTTGGCGACATCGCTGATCGATTCTCCGAGTTCGCTGACGGCCCGGAGAAAACGGCGTTCGCGATCGAGATATTCGGTCGCGCCGGGGCGAAGCTCATTCCGCTGCTCAATCAGGGGCGCGACGGCCTGCAGGAGATGCGCGAGGAAGCCGAGCGTCTCGGGATCGTCATCGACTCGAAAACAGCGAAGGCGGCCGAGGACTTCAACGACAACTTGACGCGCCTGAGCGCGACCACGCGCGGCGTTCTGATGGATGCCTTTACGCCGCTGATCGCGTCGCTGGGTGAGATCGCTGCCAGGTTCCTCGATGCGCGTCGAGAGGGATTGGCGTTCGGCGAGTCGCTCGACGTCGCGCTCGCGATCAAGGGATTCGGCACGCTCGAGGAGAAGATCGCCAGCGTTCGCGAGAAGTTAGAGGGCAAGAGGTCCGGCCGCTGGACCGGCCTGTTCTCGAACCAAAGCGAGGCCGAACTGACTGCCGAGCTGAACAAGCTACTCGCGATTCAGCGCAGGGTCGAGTCGCGTGCGACTGCACAGCATCCGGCCGGGTTCCGGTCGTCGCTGTTCGGTCCGCGCGAGGCGACTGGTGCTACACCCCGGTTCCCGACCAATCCGACCGGCGGGAAAACGCCCGCCGAGCAACTCGCCGATGAGGTCGCGCAGTTGCAAAAGCGCGCGGCGGCGCTCGGCGAGAACAAGATCGTCGAGGAGGCAATCTGGGAAGTCACGAAAGGCCGATTCAAAACGCTGTCCGACGGCGAAAAACAGCGGCTCATCGACGCCGCGAAGGCGCTGCAGGCAGCAACCGACGCCGAGGAGATCGAACGGAACCGCGTCAAGACGATCGGCGAACAGCATGTGGCCGAGATGCGGCTGCTCGAGGCGTCGCAGAAGGTCAACGCATCGGTTGATGCGGAGCTTGCGCTCGAGAGACAGTACCAGGGCCTGCTCGACGATACGGCGCAGTCCGAGGCCGATCGGTTCATTCGGATCGTCGACTACATCGAGAAGCAGCGCGAGCTGGGCCGAATATCGGCCGCTACGGCTGCCGAGATGAAGAAGCTCGCCACCGGGGTTCCGGAAAAGTTGAGCGAGGCCGACGAGTGGGCGCGCGAAGCTGCTCGGAACATTCAGGATGCGCTCGGCCAGAACCTGTACGACATCCTCGACGGTAAGTTCGACTCGATTGGCCGCAGCTTCGGCAACATGCTCAAGCGCATGGCTGCCGAGGCGATGGCGGCGAACCTGTCGAAAATGCTGTTCGGTGATTACGCGAAGGACGGCAAGATCAGCGGGTGGCTCGGCGACGGCCTCGGATGGTTGGCGAGCCGCTTTGGCGGCGGCGGACTCACGATGCGTGCATCTGGCGGCCCGGTGTCGGCCCGCACGCCGTACATGGTCGGCGAGAAAGGGCCGGAAGTGTTCATGCCGCTGGCGAGCGGCAACATCGTTCCGAACAACCAGTTGGGCGGCGTGACAGTCGCGCCGACCATCACGATCAACGGAGAGATGAGCCGCAGCCAGGAAGCGCGCCTCGCTGTGATGATGCGCAATGTCGCGCTCGCGACGATGGCCGATAGCCGCAGGCGGGCGATGGCATGAGCACGATCGCCTACCCGAGCACGCAGGCGTTCATGGTCGAGGAGTTCTCGCTCGGCCTGCAGCGCAACCTCACGCAGCGCAGGAACCCACTGACCAGGCGCCGCACGACCATCGAGCATGTCGGTGCGCTCTGGGTCGCGACGCTGATCTATCCGAACAACAGCCTTGCCGATCGCGCGCAGATCGAGGCGTTCTGGAACCGGGTGTCCGATGCCGACGAGGTCGTGAGCCTGTGGCACCATACGCGGCCCCTGCCTCGCGGGACGTTGCAGGCAAACACGACGACCGCTGCCAGTGCGTCCGAGGGTGCGTCGACCGTGAACATCACGGCGACGACCGGCTTGACCCTGTTGGCCGGCGACATGATCTCGCTCGCGCTCACAGGAGCCACGCAACTCGTGCAGGTAGTGGCTGATGTCACGTCTGCCGCTGGCGTGATGACTGCCGTTTCGTTCGTCCCGCCGCTCGTGGGTGCGGTTGCGAACGGCGCCGCCGTCGTCGTCGACAAACCGACCGCGTTGTTCCGGCTGGAAGAATCGTTTGTTCCTGCCACGTACCGTTCGGCCCATGCGCCGAGCTTTCCCGTCACCCTCATCGAATCCCCGGCCTGGTAATGGCGCGCTCACTGACAGCAGGCCAGCAGACGCTAGCGGACGCCGCAGGCGTCACGAAGTGCGAGCTGATTCAGATCGACTTCGACACGCCGATGTACCTGACTACGGCCGGCCGGAATGTGACCTACGACAGCAAGACATGGCTCGGCGACGGCACGCTGCTCGGCATCAGCGACATCGAGGAGTCGCTGGAGATCCAGTCGACGGCGCTGCAGCTAGAGCTGGCCGGGTCTGCGTCGCTCGTGGCGCTGGCGTTGGGCGGGCAGGGCAAGGGCAGGCGCGTGCGGGTCTGGGTGGCGTTCTTCAACGCAGCCGGCGCGATCGAGGGCACGCCGATTCTCGAGGCGGATTTGCAGATCGACACGATGCCGGTTATCGACGGGGTGAGTGCATGACGACGTTTACGCCAGCCGCAGCCTATTGGACGGCGGTGCTCGCGGAGAGTGGCGCATCGGATCGCGCGGCGGCACTGGCTACGCTGCTGACGACCGGAACGAAGCT